CAACTTAATGCATATTTAGTGGAAGGTATTAAAGAACATCAAAATAACATTGCATCTGTTGATGAAAGATTAACTATGTTAGAGGAATATATTGAGAATTACTAATGGCTAATGATATTATAATATACCCTTCAGGTAACACCTTTTCAGGTGGTGTACCTTTTATTATTTATGAGGATGCCACTGGTAATCAGTTGGTTCAAAAAGTTAATGCTAATGGTGATTTAACATTTTCATCATCCACAGATTCTTCTGTAGGTAGTATTGGTACTCAAGCAGTCACTTCTAAAGGTTTTTCTGTTAATGACCTAAGTAGTGGTGAAGGTATTTACGCGTGGGATGGTAGTTCTACATATGTTCAGATTATTAACTACCTTGGAGAATGGATAGGTTCACAAGCCAATATTAAAGGAGCTCAAGGAGCTCAAGGTACACAAGGACCAACAGGAGCTCAAGGTACACAAGGACCCCAAGGAGCACAAGGGGCTCAAGGTTCTCAGGGAGGACAAGGTGCTCAAGGTACACAAGGTGGACAGGGAGCCCAAGGGGCTAACACAGGTGCTCAAGGAGCTCAGGGTACACAAGGTGCTCAAGGTGCACAGGGCGCGAGTACGGGAGCTCAAGGTAATACAGGTGCTCAGGGAGCTCAAGGTGCACAAGGTACTCAAGGTGCTCAAAGTTCAGTCCAAGGTGCTCAAGGAAAAACGGGTGCCCAAGGTGCTCAAGGAACTCAAGGTGCTAACAGTTCCACACAAGGTGCTCAAGGTAATACAGGTGCCCAAGGTGCTCAGGGTGCCCAAGGTGCTCAAGGTGCTAGCACGGGTGCTCAAGGTAATACAGGTGCCCAAGGTGCCCAAGGTAGTCAAGGAACTGCGAGTATTGTAATCGGACCAACAGGTGCACAAGGTTCTCAAGGACCAACAGGTGCTCAGGGAGCTCAAGGTGCGAGTACAGGAGCTCAAGGTAGTACAGGTGCACAAGGAGCCCAAGGTACTCAGGGTAGTACGGATGATACTCCTGGTGCTCAAGGTGGGCAAGGTTCACAAGGTGGACAAGGAGCTCAAGGAGCTCAAGGTGCTAGTACGGGAGCTCAAGGAGCTCAGGGAGCTCAAGGACCAACAGGTTCCCAAGGTGCTCAGGGTGCTAATACAGGTGCTCAAGGTGCTCAAGGTGCTCAAGGACCTAAAGGAGCTCAAGGTGCTCAGGGAGCTAACACAGGAGCTCAAGGGGCTCAAGGAGCCCAAGGTGCTCAAGGTTCTGTGGGTGCTCAAAGTAGTGTCACAGGTGCTCAAGGTGCTACAGGAAACACGGGTGCTCAAGGTGCTCAAGGAGCTCAAGGTGGTGTTACAGGTGCTCAAGGTAGTACGGGTGCTCAAGGTGCTCAAGGATTCCAAGGAGCTCAAGGTGCTAGTACAGGTGCTCAAGGAGCTATAGGTAAACAAGGTGCCCAAGGTGCTCAAGGAGCTCAAGGTGGTGTTACAGGTGCTCAAGGTAGTACGGGTGCTCAAGGAGCTCAAGGAGCTCAAGGAGCTCAAAGTTCCGTCCAAGGTGCTCAAGGTGCTACAGGTAATACAGGTGCTCAAGGAGCTCAAGGAGCTCAAGGAGCTTCTCAAGGTGCTCAAGGTAATACAGGTTCACAAGGAGCTCAAGGAGCTCAAGGTGCACAAAGTTCTGTACAGGGTGCCCAAGGTGCGACAGGTAATACAGGTGCCCAAGGTAATATAGGTGCTCAAGGAGGTACTGCGGGTGCTACGGGAGTTACAGGTGCTCAAGGAGGACAAGGAGCTCAAGGAGCTCAAGGTGGAACCACGGGAGCTCAAGGTGCCACAGGTAATACGGGAGCTCAAGGTGCTCAAGGAGCTCAAGGTGGTGTTACAGGAGCTCAAGGTAGTACAGGAGCTCAAGGAGCTCAAGGAGCACAAGGGGCACAAGGAGCTAACACAGGAGCCCAAGGTGCTCAAGGAGCCCAAGGTACTCAAGGTAGTACAGGTGCTCAAGGAGGTAATACGGGCGCTCAAGGAGCTACAGGTAATACAGGTGCTCAAGGTACTCAAGGTCCTCAAGGAGGAGTTACAGGTGCTCAAGGTGCTGTTGGTAAACAAGGTTCTCAAGGAGCACAAGGTGCTCAAGGAGGACCTACAGGTGCTCAAGGAAGTACAGGTGCTCAGGGTTCACAAGGAAGTACTGGTGCTCAAAGTAGTGTGACAGGTGCTCAGGGTTCCCAAGGTGGTGGAGGTTCAACAGGTGCACAAGGAGCTCAAGGTGCTAATACAGGTGCTCAAGGTGGTCAAGGTGCTCAAGGTGGACAAGGTGCTCAGGGTGCTCAAAGTTCGGTTCAAGGTGACCAAGGAGCTACGGGTAAACAAGGTGCTCAGGGTTCACAAGGAGCTCAAGGGGCTAGTACAGGAGCTCAAGGTGCTACAGGTGCCCAAGGTGCTCAGGGAGCTCAAGGTGCTCAAGGGGCTAGTACAGGAGCTCAAGGTGCTACAGGTGCCCAAGGTGCTCAGGGTTCACAAGGAGCTCAAGGGGCTAGTACAGGTGCACAAGGAGGTCAAGGTTCTCAAGGAGGACAAGGTGCTCAAGGAGCTCAAAGTTCTGTACAAGGTGCACAAGGAGGTCAAGGTTCTCAAGGAGGACAAGGTGCTCAAGGAGCTCAAAGTAGTGTTACAGGTGCTCAGGGTTCACAAGGTGGTGGAGGTTCCACAGGAGCTCAAGGAGCTCAAGGTTCTACTCAAGGTGCAACAGGTGCTCAAGGTAATACAGGTGCTCAGGGAGCTAATAGTACAACTCAAGGAGCACAAGGTGCTCAGGGTGCTAATACAGGAGCTCAAGGAGCCCAAGGTGCTCAAGGTAGCGCGAGTTCTACTCAGGGTGCTCAAGGTGCTGCGGGAAATACAGGTTCCACGGGAAATACAGGAGCTCAAGGAACTATAGGTGCTGCAGGGTCAATTGGTCCACCAACGCCAGGCCCACAAGGTGCTCAAGGACCAAAAGGACCTGGAGGAGGACAAGGTTCACAAGGTGCTCAAGGTACAAAAGGACCGAGTGGTAACGGAGCTCAAGGTGCTGAGGGTTCTCAAGGTGCAAAAGGACCGAGTGGAGGTACAGGTGCTCAAGGTGGTAAAGGACCACAAGGTGCTCAAGGTGCCACAGGTGCTCAAGGACCACCGTCAGATGCCAGATATAAAACAAATATTAAACCTCTCACAAACGTTAGACAAAACATTGTTAGCATGAGAGGTGTTAAATTTGATTGGGTTGAGGACATTCCTCAATTATCAGATTATTTACCAGAGTACAGATATCTAATTACAGGTACGAATCTTGGATTTATTGCTCAAGAAATTGAAGAAAAATATCCAGATTTAGTTTGGACAGATAAATATGGTTATAAGAATTTACAATATGAACTATTGGTTTCGGTTGGTGTATCAGCATTAATTGAAAACCAAAAAAGAGTTGAAGTGTTGAATAATTTTCTTAAAGATTTAAGTACAAAAATAGGTGGCTAAGGATATCATTATATTACCAGGTAGTGCAACTGTTGAGTTGTATGATACAAATAATACTAAGGCAACTTGGGTTTACTCCAGTGCTGTACTTGATTGGAAAGTCAGTACTACTGTTTATTTTAAAGTTATTAATACCTCACCTAAATTTAGGTTGTTTTTTAACAATCTTTATGTTTTTAGTACTATTGCAACAACTGCAGGTACGGTAGTTAATAATGCTCTTTGGACGGGTACAGCAAATACCGGACCAACAGGAGCTCAGGGTGCTGCGGGAGCTCAGGGTTCTCAAGGTGCTGCGGGAGCTCAGGGTTCTCAAGGTGGTAAAGGTGCTCAAGGTAATGTTGGTTCACAAGGTGCAACAGGTAATGTTGGTTCTCAAGGAGGACAAGGTGCTCAAGGTGGAAAAGGACCTCAAGGTTCACAAGGTACTCAAGGAGGACAGGGTTCTCAAGGGGGACAAGGTTCACAAGGTGCTGTTGGTAGTGTAGGTTCACAAGGTACTCAGGGAGGACAGGGTTCACAAGGTACTCAAGGAGCACAAGGTACTCAGGGAGGACAGGGTTCACAAGGGGGACAAGGAGCTCAGGGTGCTCAAGGTTCTCAGGGTAATATAGGTTCACAAGGTTCTCAAGGAGGACAAGGAGCTCAGGGTGCTCAAGGTTCTCAAGGTAGTATAGGTGCTCAAGGTTCGGTAGGTGCGGATGGCGCTCAAGGTTCTCAAGGATTTTTAGGTCCTGTAGGTTCGCAAGGTGCTCAAGGAGGTCAAGGTGCTCAAGGAGGTCAAGGAAGCCAAGGAAGTCAAGGTAATGTAGGAGCTAAAGGCGCTCAGGGTGTTCAAGGTCCTATTGGAGCTCAAGGTAATACAGGTTCACAAGGTACTCAGGGAGGACAAGGTTCACAAGGTGCGGTTGGTTCACAAGGAGCAACAGGTAATCAAGGTGCTCAAGGGGGACAAGGTGCTCAAGGTGCGGTTGGTTCACAAGGAGCAACAGGTAATCAAGGTGCTCAAGGGGGACAAGGTTCGCAAGGTGCTATTGGAGCTCAAGGTTCTATTGGAGCTCAAGGTGCTCAAGGAGGACAAGGTGCTCAAGGTACTCAAGGAGGTCAAGGTTCACAAGGAGCTGTTGGCGCTCAAGGAGGACAGGGTACTCAAGGAGGTCAAGGTTCACAAGGTAGTCTTGGTTCACTTGGGGCTCAAGGAGGTCAAGGGGCTCAAGGTTCACAAGGTACTCAAGGAGGACAAGGAGGACAAGGTTCTCAAGGAGGACAGGGTGCTCAAGGAGGACAGGGTGCTCAAGGTAATATAGGTTCACAAGGTTCTCAAGGAGGTCAAGGTGTTCAGGGAACTCAGGGAGGACAAGGTGCTCAAGGTCCTGTAGGTTCTCAAGGAGGACAAGGAGCTCAAGGAACTCAAGGAACTCAAGGTAATATAGGTTCACAAGGAGCTCAAGGGGGTCAAGGAGTTCAAGGTTCTCAAGGAGGTCAAGGTGCTCAAGGAGGTCAAGGTGCTCAAGGAGGTCAAGGAGTACAGGGAGCTCAAGGTTCACAAGGTGCGGTTGGTTCACAAGGTTCTCAAGGAGGACAAGGTGCTCAGGGTACTCAAGGAGGACAGGGTTCTCAAGGTGCTACAGGTTCTCAAGGAGGACAAGGTGCTCAGGGTGTTCAAGGAGGGCAAGGTTCGCAAGGAGCGGTCGGTTCACAAGGAGGACAAGGTTCTCAAGGAGGACAAGGTTCTCAAGGTGCGGTTGGTTCCCAAGGAGCTCAGGGTGGACAAGGTTTCCAAGGAGCGACCGGTTCACAAGGAGCAACAGGTAATCAAGGGGCTCAAGGAGGACAAGGTTTCCAAGGTACTCAAGGTGGTCAGGGAGCTCAAGGTTCGATAGGTGGTGTTGGTAGTCAGGGTGCTCAAGGTTCACAAGGTACTCAAGGAGGACAAGGAGGACAAGGTTCTCAAGGAGGACAAGGAACTCAAGGAGGTCAAGGTTCTCAAGGTGGAGGTGGTGCTCAAGGTTCACAAGGAGGTCAAGGTTCTCAAGGTGGAGGTGGTTCCACAGGTGCTCAAGGTTCACAAGGTTCACAAGGAGGTCAAGGTTCTCAAGGTGGGACTGGTGGTGGAGGTGCTACAGGTTCTCAAGGTTCTCAAGGTGGTAAAGGTGCTCAAGGTTCACAAGGAGGACAAGGTGCTCAAGGTGCTCAGGGGTCTACAGGAGGACAAGGTTCACAAGGAGGACAAGGTTCACAAGGAGGTAAAGGTGACACAGGACCAACAGGAGGACAAGGTTCACAAGGAGGACAAGGTTCACAAGGAGGTAAAGGTGCCACAGGACCAACAGGAGGACAAGGTGCTCAAGGAGGAACTGGCGGTGGAGGTGCAACAGGTTCACAAGGAGCTCAAGGAGGACAAGGTTCGCAAGGTGGTGCTGGTGGTGGAGGTGCTACAGGTTCACAAGGAGCTCAGGGAGGACAAGGTTCGCAAGGTGGAGGTGGCTCTACAGGTGCTCAAGGTTCACAAGGTTCTCAAGGAGGTCAAGGTGCTCAAGGTACTCAAGGAGGACAAGGTTCACAAGGAGCTCAGGGAGGACAAGGTGCTCAGGGTACTCAAGGAGGACAAGGTTCTCAGGGTGGAGGTGGCTCAACAGGTGCTGCGGGTGGACAAGGAACTCAAGGACCACAAGGTGCTCAAGGACCACAAGGAGGACAAGGTGCTCAAGGTGCGGTTGGTACACAAGGTGCTCAAGGTTTTCCTTCTGAAGGTGCGGGTGCTCAAGGTGCTCAAGGTTTTCCAGGTACCGCACCTACAGGTTCCCAAGGTGCAACAGGTGCTCAAGGACCTGGTGCAGGTGGTGCTCAAGGACCTACAGGTGCTCAAGGAAAGGCAGGTTCTACTTTTGGTGCTCAAGGTGCTACAGGAGCACAAGGAGCCACGGGTAATACGGGTGCACAAGGTGCTACAGGACCTACAGGACCATCCGACATTAGATTAAAGACAAACATTGAACCTATTGAATCTGCACTTGAAAATTTAATTAAAATTCGTGGTGTTGAATTCTATTATAATTGGGATGATAAAGAAAAACTTGGACATAAAAACATTGGTTTTATTGCTCAAGAAGTTTTACCATATTTCCCTGAACTTGTATCTGGTAGTGAAGAAAAACACTACACCATGAAATACAAAGAGATGATTGCCGTGTGTATTGAAGCTTTAAAAGAGCAAGAAGTTATTATTAACTCAATTGAAGACAGAGCTCAAAAACTTGTAGTAAAGGCGAAAGAAAAAAGATTACTTTAAGAAATGTAATCGTTGTAAAGAGAATTAATATTTTCTTTAGTATCAGTCCAATCTGCATATTCAGGGACTCTAACTCTTAAACACTCATGAGTATCATCTATTATATCAATGATGTTACCCCAATACTCCAAGGTTCTATCTCTATATCTAAGATTATCCTCAAGATAATCTTTTACAATTGATTCCAAATTAATAAAAGGTATTTTAAATGCTTGGATAAATTTATTTTTATCAAAAGGGGATGGTGTTTGAGTCCATTCACCATTACCTTCAAATATAGAATCAAGTTCACCCCAAATAGATTTGTAGAGTTCATCTTCATATGCGGCATTATATGCACTCCAATATAAACTTATTAACTCACTGTCTAAATCATCGGGTAGGATTTCTTTTATAGAATCTTTATCATCTATTATTCTATTTAATGTTTCAGTATCTAAAGATACATATTCATCATGACCTTGTGACGATGCAATTTCTTCTAATAAATCTGTTGACGGTGTAATTCTTTCATCTTTCAATTCCTCTAATAATTTTTCAATTAAAGTTTGTTTGTTTTGGTCATTTAAATCATCAATTACGTTGTCATAGACATCTATTCCTGAATCCCAATAATCAGAACTATCATATTCTCCTGACAATATAGATTCTATTGTTTCACGACTAATATCTCTACTGTCACAATAAAGTTTGGATAAATCTCCCCTATCAGATGTTATAAAATACCATTTACCATCAATGTATTTCACATCGGATAATTTGTCTTCAATAAGTTTACGGAAAATTTCTGGTTTGTTATTAGAAACCCACAGAGTGTAATCGTTTTCATAATCGTTGTGATTATAATCATCGGCAATAATTTCATCAAATTTACCTCTTTTATCAGCATAATTAAAGAATGAGAATATATCGCCATTAAATGCTGTTTCAATTAGGTCGTAATCACCCTCGTTGAAATCTTTAATTGCTAAATCAATAAGTGCCATATTTTTATAAATACAAAAAAAGGGTAGATTTCTCCACCCTTCACTAAAAAACATCTCAGATTAGTTTATTTCTTTACGTAATACTTTTCTACTGTTCTTTTAATGGCATCTTTGATGTTTTCATTAACAGGTTGAGCCTGGGGTTTAACCACTGGCGCTTGAATCTGATTTGTGTTAGTGTTGTTTTTGTTTTTACAACCGCATCCCATGACTTTATTTAAATTAAAGGTTTATTGATTATAAATATAAACATATCCTAATATTTATCAATTGTAATGAGTTCAGAAGTAAATAATATCAGTGCAGAATTAAGAAGAGAGAAGGACCTGTGGAAATTAGGACCTGATTGTCCCAAAGAAGGATTAATGGCACATGCTTTATTTGACCATTTGGTGTATAGTAATGAGATAAATGCATTGGATGAAGAAGGTAAAGAAAGAAAAAAACAACTTGAGTTAAGAAAAAGTCAAATTGAGGATGAAATACAGAATGACACTCAAGGGTTAAAGACTAGTTTACAACAACAGTTAGAACAAATTGATGAAGAGTTATCTGAGTTTGATGATTATTACGATGTGTACGATATTACCCCAAAAAATGAAGAATTCTATAGTAATATGGAAATTTTTGAAACTTCATGGGACAATAGCCAATATGCAATAGGTAATGAAAGAGAATTAAAGTGGTCTGCTGAGGAATACGCCAAACAAATTATTGAAAGTGAGGGTATAAATTTTTTCTCAAAAAGTTTTCTTGAAAATTATATTGATGATGATAGTGTTCAAAGATATGCTGAGGACATGTACAATGATTTGATTTACCAAGACCCTGAAAGTTGGTTGGACGAGTCACAGAGAGAAACTTCATATGTTCAAGATAATGAAATAAAGTATTTAAATTATCAGATTGAAAAAGTTAAGGGTGAGATTGTTAATTTGCAACAATTAATGGAAAAGTCGCCAAGAGAATTACGTGGGGTATTTGAAAATAAAATATCCCAATTGGAAGATAATGCCATCTATGAGTTTGAGCAAAAGATAGAAGAAATAGAAGAAAGTCCTGAAGGTGATTTTCCTGATGATTTAATTAACCAAATAATTGAGGAGAGGGTAAATGATGTTATGGACGATAGTTTAAGTTTTATTAGGGAATGGGATTTAGAACTTTCAAACTTTATTAATGAAGATGAGTTAATTGAAGGGTGGATTGATAGTGATGGTTATGAGATAATGTCTCATTATGATGGCAAAGTTGATGAACAAAAAGTAGAGGGTGTTCTTTATTTTATCATAAGAGTTGAATAAATAAAATGGTGTTTTATTCTTATGTAAATGGCGAGGAAGAAAAAATCATTTAAATTAAATCCTGATTGGATGCTCTCGCAACCAATAGATTTTGAGTATAACAAATATACCTTACTTAATTACATTCAAAAATGTGAGGAAAATTTTGACGAGTTTAAAATTTATCCTGATTTTGTTGAGTTGGCACTTCACTTAGCGAATGTTCAATCTTTAGTTAAAGAAAAAAGGTTACTACAAACAAAAAAGAAATTTGAATCTTGTGATGATGAGATTCTCTTGAAAGAACTTCAACCACTTAAGTTACCCGAACTACAAGACAGTGATTTCAGTGAGTTAGAAAAGACATTGGTTTTTTCTGGTAACAGATTGATGGACACTTTTAATATTGGAAAGTCCATTTGGTCCATAGTATATGAATCAACAGCAATCAATCTAAAGAAAAACAAAGACAATATGGGGTTTGGTCACGGATACATCTATTACCCCAACAAAAGTAAGAAACAAGTATTTTTGTGGGAGTATTCAATTAGAAAGATGAAGAGAACCAAATCAGACGCCAAGATTTATTTTGATATGGTATGGAGTGGTGACCCCCAAGGTCAACGAGTTACCACGTTAGTAAAAGATGCGACATCGTGGAAGGACTTGGTAGATTTCACCAAGTTACCGATATTTGAGGTAGAGACCAATGAAAACTTCCCATTTGAACAGACTTTGGTTCCGATGTTAAAGAGAAAACTATTGGCATATATCCTTCAAAGTGTTCCAAAAGAAGATTGGGAATCGTTTGACAGTCTAAAAATTATTTCCTAATATTGTCTCATGGGATTCACAAAACGATTCGTAGACCAAAAGACGGTAAAAGTTCATTTGGAAAATTCCGATTTAAAGACTCTGTTCTCTCCGAGGGTGGATGCTTTTATTTTTATGGATACCATATCATCTGATGTTTTTAATTTATTTCAACAGGGTCACGATGAATCTCAAATCTTTTCCACACTTAAAAAACAAAACCAAAATTTATTTTTATGAAATGTATTAAAGCGATAAAATCAACAGGACCTTACAAAGAGGGTCACATGCTGCGTGTTGTAGACAAAGACGCTGAGCGTAGAGTATCAACAGGATATTGGAATTACATCTCCAAGTCTGAGTTTAAAGGTTCAACAGGTGAGAAAGAGGTTGTGATGGAGGAGCCAAAGAAAAAGAAATCAAAAGAAGTAGAGAAGAAATCTTATGGACGAAAAAAAACTAAATAGTCTCCTTTTAAAACTACGGAGACCCCTTCACATATCGTACATCTCACGATATATTTTGAAGGAGGACTTGGAGACTACAGAAAAGTATTTGGAAGACCTTGTATCACAGGGTCTAATAATTGAAACTCCATTAGCTTCAAAATATTATGTCATTAAAACTATATCGACTCAAGAATAAATTTATCAATGAGATTCATTTGACTTGGGGAAAGAAATATATCTTTTCTTTGGTTAGGTCAGAAGAAAATGGGTGGATAGGAATCTTTTCATACAAAATATGTTGGACTAAAAACCCTTTGTTTTCTGTTAGGAACGGATACAAAAAATCAATTAAACTAAAAAATTATTACATTACTTTAAGATAATATGTCATTAAATGAAATGGTAAACCACCCGGTTCATTATGGGGGTGAGGATAATATGTATGAGGCCATCAAAGTAATTGAGGCTTGGGAACTTGACTTCCATCTTGGGAATACGGTGAAGTATATCTCAAGGGCTGGTAAGAAAGGTAGTGATAAAGAATTACAAGACTTAAAAAAAGCTCTTTGGTATCTTCAAAGGAAGATTGATAATTTAGAAAATGTTGGTTGAGGTACGATATAATTCAAACCACAAAAACGGAGACAGACCATGGAAAGTGTTTATTGATAAACAACTTTTAAAAGTTGATTCAATAGAATTTCTGTGTCAGATAAACTCTTCTAGCGGGTATAGAGATGATGGTAGAGAAACAGGTCATATTACTTGTAATGCTAAAAAAATTACCATTGAAGATTGTTGTTTGGTTATTGAGTGATGAAGTACAGATTGGCTGCGACAGGTTCCATGGAAGTCGGTTGGGTAATACAATCCGAGGATAAAAAACTTACAATCAGGTGTCTTGAATTTCAGGTATCGGTTAAAACAAAAACATTCTTAGACGGTGGTCAAGCATGGTTGGAATTTGAAACAGAAAATCCTATTATTGTAAGAGACCACAAAGTAACAATATATTAAAATGACAGAAAATTATTTAGGAAAAATAGTAAACGGAGATTGTATTGAAGTGATGAAGACCATGGAAGAAGGGTCTGTAGATTTGATTGTGACATCACCACCATATGGTGTCGGGATTGAATATGATGTTCACGATGATGATATGGTTTGGGAGGAATATGTTAAATTTACATATTCCTGGATGGAACAAGCATACCGTGTGTTGAAAGATGACGGCAGGATTGCTTTGAATATCCCGTATGAGATTAACCGACAAGCCAAGGGTGGAAGAATCTTCATGTTGAGTGAGGTATGGCAAATTATGAAACAGATTGGTTACAAGTTCTTCGGAGTTGTGGACCTTGAAGAAGAATCACCACACAGAAGTCGTACCACAGCTTGGGGGTCATGGATGAGTCCCTCGGCACCTTACATCTACAATCCAAAGGAATGTGTTATCTTGGCGTATAAGAAGAAACATATTAAGATTGTTAAAGGACAACCTGAATGGGTTGGTGAGATGGGTGAGGTTGAAGGTAAAGACGGTAACATGAGACCCAAGATGATGTATACCGAACAACAGAAACGTGAGTTTATTGATTTGGTATTTGGACAGTGGAATTATTTTGCCGATACTCGTTCATTGACAAAGGCGACCTTCTCAATGGATATCCCAACCAAGGCAATTAAGATTCTCACATATAAGAATGATATTGTCCTTGACCCGTTTGCTGGTTCAGGTACAAGTATGGTTGCTGCCGAGACTTTAGACCGTCGTTGGATTGGTATTGAAATCAGTTCTAACTACTCCAAAGTGGCTAATGAAAGGGTTGGGTTTTTTGTTCAACAAAAAAGACAACAGGTTATAGAATTTCCTGAAAAACCAATTGAGGTGGTTTAATCCAACTGTTCTACTCTTTTGAGTAACGAAAATTACAAATTGGTTTTCCGTTTACCAATGGTAAACCATGTTGGTCAAGGGTGATAGTTTTTACTATCACCTTTTTATTTTTGAATCTACCTATCAAAATTGTGTCACCAACCTTTATATTAAGTTGTATCATAGTATTTATAAGTAGATATTTTTATTTAAAAAATCATGAGTCAAATTTTGATAACTGAAAATCAACTTGAAGGGTTGAAACAAAACCTTAATGAAGCTTATTGGTTGAATACTGTTTTGGATGTTGTTGGTATTGTTGACCCAACAGGAATTACTGACTTTGTAAATGCCATTTCTTATTATAAACAAGGTGACACCCTATTTGCGTTTTTGTCTTTAATATCCGCAGTACCATATATTGGTGATGTGGTTGGTAAAACTGCTATAGGAACCATGAAAGCCGGAAGTCAAGGGACTAAGTACCTTAGAAATGCTGAAAAAGCCATTAATGCTGGTAATACTGAATTGGCTCTCAAGAATCTTAAGATGTTAGAAAAAGTTGAAGGACCTGCAAACATATTATTTAAAACCGCTCAAAATTGGACTTCAAGAGTTGACACAGTAATTGATAAAATTCCAAATATGGGAGGATTATTATCAGGGTTTAAAAAGACTCTACAAAGTTGGGTAAACTTATTCAGTAGTGCGTCAAGAAGGTCCATGGGTGTTAGACGTTTAATGGTAAATAAAACACCACAAGAACAAATGAAATTGGTTCAAGGTTTGGAAACAGCTTTGAAAAGAGAAAAGTTTATGGACCCAGCAATATTAGGTAAACCAAATATCCTCCAAAGATTCCTTTATGGGGGTGGTCTTGGTTTAGGTAGATTTTCTGACCTGTTTGGGAAAAGTTCTTTAAGAACAAGAGTACTAATGGGTCAAACAAAATTCTATCTTGGGTTTTTAGATAAATTGGGTGTTGGAAATTTTGTTGGACCTGAAGAACTTTCAGGTATGATGGGTGAGGAACAGATGTTAGCGGCAATGAAACAGTATGAATCAACTCCTGAGGGTCAAGAAGCCTTAAAAACTGAGTTGGGTGGAACTACAACAACTCAAGTATCACCACAGAGTTTAGTTGCTGTGGGTGAAAAAATATCCATGTCGCCGATTACGTCAGCATTAACAAAATTAATGAGTCCAGTATAATGAAAGAAGAATATATTTTAAAATTAGTCCAAGTTCAAAATCAATTTAGATTTTTACATTGGCAAACTACGTTTGACGCTAAACATAAAGCATATGGTAAGGTATATGATAGATTAGGTGATTTAATTGACGACTTCGTTGAAGGTATGATGGGAAAGTACGGAAGACCAAAATTCCCTGAAGAATTTTCTATCATGTTTCAAGACATTGATAAACTATCAATGCAAAATTTCATTGATGGTATCTGTGAATTTTTATTATCTATGACTGAAGGTTTAGATTCAAAAGTGGATACTGATTTATTGAATATTAGAGATGAAATGTTGTTATCAATTAACAAATTAAAATATTTATTAACTCTCAAATATTAATATGAAAAAGTTTGTAATAACTGAAGAAGAAAAAAATAGAATTCTTGGAATGCACATTGGTGCGACTTCAAGACAGTATTTAAAAGAAGATTTGAATAGTGGTATGACTACTATTGACAGATACAACTACAATAGTGCAATCCAATGTTTCTTAAATAAAAAAGGTGTTAAAGATGATGCCGGTCAACCATTAAAAATTGACGGTTCAATCGGTAACTATCCAAAATCAAAAAGTGCTCAGGCAGTTGCCAAATACCAATCAATGATTAATGTTTATCCTGTTGATGGTGTTTGGGGAGAAGATACCATGGATGCGATGCCTGATAAGGATAAATTAATATTTAAACAATGTGTTTCTGATTATGGCGATTTATTTGATAAAATTGTACATTACTTTGGTTGGGACTAATGAAAAAGATTATCAAAGAATCAGGTTTACGTGATATTAAAGCTTTGGCGAAAAGATACCCAAAGGCTAAAATATATTTTCACCAAGATTTAGATGGTGTTACCACAGCAATTGCGATGAAGAAATACCTTGAAGACAATGGTATTGATGTTGTGGATTCTGAGGTTATCCAATATGGTGAGAAAGAGTTTGCGGTAAAGAAACCTGATGCTAGTGGTGATGTGATGCCTGTGTTAGTAGACTTTGCTCACGGTAAACCGATGTTTGTCATTCACACAGACCACCACGATACTCAAGTTGGTGCTGAAAAGGATGCTTCAAAATCATTCAGACAAGCTCGTTCAAATGTTGAAACAATTTCTCAGATTATCTCACCAAAAGAATTGTTCCCAAGTTCAGACATTCTTTTGATTTCTACAGTTGACTCGGCTGACTTTGCAAAACATGATTTAACAACAAAAGAAGTTGTTAATTTTCTTTTTAGATTAGATAAAGAGAAAGGTCTGGCAAAAAATAAAATGTTATTAGGTTTAGTAACTAACAAATTACTCTTGGCGTTTAAAAACAAAAAAGGTTTCTTAGAGAGTTTGGTGATGGACTCTGAGCCGTCACTTTATTCAATCCTTAATAATATTAAAACTTGGATGAGTGAAAACACTCGTGAGACTCCTGAAAGACTCCAAAGAAATGCCAAAGATTATATGGACTCAATGGCGAATCACCGAAATGTGAAAGTTGAAGATGGAATCATTCTTCAGTATGGTATGGGAACTTTGAAAGGTACTGGTTCTTACGATAGATATACGCCTTTTAGAAACAATCCTGATGCGGACTTTTTAATTATCATGTGGCCTTTAGGTTTGGTACAAGCGTCTTGTAATCCATTTAAAAAAGATAGAGAGCTCAAAGGTGTAAATCTTGGAGAAGTTAAAGACGAGGTTTTGAATAAGTGGAAAGCACAACTTCAAGATAGAACAATTCCATTATCAACAATCAAGTATATTGCAGAATCAGGTATGGGTGCGGAATCGGTTGGATTCACATTCAAAGATTTTGACGCCATTTATGGTGGTAATATTATGATGATGGATAATGGAGAACAAATATTAGATAATTTAAAAACAATCATTGACAAACCATTCTCAGAGTTAAGTGAACCTGAAATGGAATTGTTGGATAAGATTGGTGTAAATGCTTGGGATTTGATTCAAGCCAATTCAGGTGGACACAAATGTATTACCAACATTTCAGGACTTAATTATTTGGGTAGGGCCAAAAGACCACCATCAGGACCATATAGATATGACCCTGAAAGAGATGATGCACCGTACATCAAATTTGTCAAGATGATTGGACAAGAGTTCTTTAAAGTCTTAAAGGAAAAAATTCAGGAAAGTAAAAAGGAAGGTTAATTAATAAGAAACTTAACAGAGTCCCCTTTTTTGATACCAAGATTCTTACAAGTACCCCCTTCAACTTCTAATATAAGATAACCTCTACCACAGTAGTTCTCACAGTCTTCATCAACACATGGTGGGCAATTGTGGTGAACCTTTGATATGATTTGGTTGTCAATGTAGATAATATCTAAAGGTATTATACAATTTTTCATCCAAAAACAATTGGTGTGGTCGGTCATCAGAAACAACATACCGTTAAAATATTCGTTAAAAGTTTTGTTCATCATACCTTCAGCACGTTTACGGTAATCGTCCATAACCTTTACAGTAAAGGTGTTATCGCCTATTTTAACTTTCATGATTATTTATAAATATGGAAAAGTATAAAAGGTTGAGTGGTGTGGTCGTTAAAGTTAACGGTGAATGCTTATTGTGTAAAAGAAACGGTAAGTCATCTTACCCTAATATGTGGTCTATTCCTTCAGGACACGTTGAAAAAGATGAATCAACTAAAGAAGCTGCGTACAGAGAGTTTTACGAAGAGACCGATATTAACATAGATAACTACGATTTAGATTTTGTGGGTATACTACCAAAAAAGAAAAAGACTGACGGTAGTATAAAAGGTATGATGTATGTTTATTTGTTGAATACCCATGAGTATATGTACCCTAACCTTGAAACCGCTCAAGATGGACATGAACACACTGAATGTGGGTATTTTGGTTTGGATAAAGTCAATAATATGGATACAGGAGTATATTTGAAAACAATTTTACAAAATATTTTTGAAAAAGATTGAACTTTTCAATAGTATGTCTATATTTATAATCTCCACCGAAAGGTAGAAACACCCCACAAAAAAGTTTCACTTAGCCCTTTTGACAATTTGAAAAAATTGTTTTATCTTTGTGAGACACTCGGAAGAAGAGGAGTTAAATCCTCAATTCACAGTCCTACAACGAGTGTTCGAGAGAATACAATAAGTTGTGGGACTTTTTTTCGGGGAACGTTCTTAAAAATAAATCGCGGGATAGTAGCAGCGGTAGCTCGCAAGGCTCATAACCTTGAGGTCGGGGGTTCGATTCCCTCTCCCGCTACAAAAAAAACACGAAGGTGCTTGACAGAATGAAAAACTGTTGTATCTTTGTATAACAAATCAGGAAACTGAAACGTTCTTTAAATTATTGATTATTCCATCAGTATGTTGATGATGAGACCCTTGGGTTGATTTTGAGAAAATACTGAGAAAAGATAATCGGCCGCCTATGGTCGATAAATAAACCACGAAAGTGGGATAAAGTGGTCTCTCAAGTTTAAAAGAGATTGCGGTTTTTAAAACTTCGGTTTTATTAACTCGAGTAGGCAAGCGGGATATCATAAGTCCTAAGTAATCGAGGGTGACACTGTAGATGAAATGGAAATATGACTCAGCGATGTGGGTCGTTGGGTTGAGTTCGGAAGAACAATAAGAATAACTCGTAGAATTGTTGTGGGAAATAGGGTAATCCAACCTTATAACTGCGGGATTCAATATCAAAGGATACTTAAAACCGAAAGGTATGATGACAAACGGGTGGTGCCGAAATCATCCTTGACCATTGTCTACCAAGACATAAGTCACGAAGTAGTCTTGAAGTGTTGAGGTAGGGATATCTCAGAGAGTAGTATAGTATCGAGTCGTTCAAAAGATGGCTTGGCTGGTCGGCGGACCACTACTTTCATCCATCCACAAACAACAAACTTTGCATTTTATAGGTATGCAAATACTAAAAGACAAAGGAAAAGTGTCCGTCAGTTGTAGGTGAAAGGTGACTACATAGTAATGAGATGTTCATTGCCGTTGTGGGTTTCCAAGACCCACACGATTCTTGAGAACGTTCTCTAATCCCGCAAGGATTCACTGGGGTGGCAACCTCGGAGAGTAATAAGTAAAAAGAGAGTAAGCTACAACTCAAGGAGTGGTACCCCTAAGGAACCGTCACTGAGAATTACTATTCAAAAGATAGTGGAAACGGAAAGAAACAATAATGTTCCTAAAGATTCTCAATCAAAGGTGTATTCTCAACCTAAGTGCCAAAACCCGAAGAAAAAAATCTTCGGGTTTTTTTGTTTATATGGAAAGTTCTTTTTATATTTGTAGTGTTAAACAACAGATATGAAAATAAATTTTACATACAATATTCGGATTGAGAACGAGAAGTTCGGAACCCTCTTGAATGAAACCTTTGTTGATGGTGTTCAGTTTAAGTTGTTTTTGAAGATGGTTCACGGTTGTTTGGAACTCAAAGGAGATTTAGATTTCTTCAATGGTACCGACTTCTTGGTTCACATTCCTTACAAGTATTTGGTTGATTCTATTGTTTTGACTTCCTTGGTTACACCAACAGTTGGTGAACTTAGTTTGTCAGAACATATGAAATCTAAGGTGGAAGCTTTAGTTACCAAATAATTTCCTGACATAATGTCAGGTGGTGGAGTGATTGACTGTCATTCGGTCAGTCCCAAAAGAAAAGGTCAGTTTCGGCTGACCTTTTTTATTCTTTTGCTCTATTTGCTCTATCAGCCAATCCTATTGGGGTTCCCATATATGAACTAATTTGTTTTGCAATAAATGATACCCATTCATTTAATGCGTCGGAGTAGTCGTACGGGTTTTCATCCCATAAAAAATCTAATAAACCATCAATGTCAAAATATTTCATCTCTTCTTCACCATCGTCATTTATATGTAAGTAAATTATACTTGAATTTGGTATGTCCCAATTTTCTATTAATACTGTGGCATATCTTTCATCATTAATTTCTTCAACATAAACAGATGAATTTTTAAAATCTAACTCAACGTATGACCCAACCTCTAAACTGTCTATTTCAATTTTAAATGGTCCATCTTTAGTTAATTTTTTGATTGATTTAGTTAATAATGTTTTGGTACCTTCTTCACCTAAAGATTTGTGCATGGACATGAGAAACTCTGATTGAGTCATGTCAAACATCTCCAAATATAAATTCATATTTGGGTTAGGGTATCCACCTCGGGATTTTAAAAATTTTACTATACCGTTAAAGTCCATAAGTAGTTATTTTCAATTTGGTTTTTTGCGTCCGAAATAAATTCAATTAATTCCTCAGGGTCTGAAGTTACCTCAATAACATAATTGGACACCCTTTTATAATTACTTTGTAATTCAACTTCAAAATCACTTTCATCCAATTTATGTAATTTATCAAAAGTTGAGTTTGAAATTTCGGGAACGCTACCATTTAAATTTTCTCTAAAATAATTGGCAACCACAGGATTAAAGGTTAGATAAGTAACTGTTGTAAATTTAGTTTTGTCGGGGTTTTCGACATCACCACCACCCTCACATTCACGACATTCAATATAACCGTCTCCATCACATTCGTCACAATCAAATTCACCTCCGCCTTGACACGAGTCGCAAGGCTCACCCGACACTTCTCCTGTTCCATCACAATCATTACATTCAACTGTTCCACTACCACCACAAATTGTACATTCTTCACGACCACTTCCCTCACAATCACCACACGTTTCTAAAACACGTTCTTCGTTGTCGTAACCAAGAACTATTGCGGTACTGTTTTTAATTTTATTTATAATTTGGTCATAGGAATATCCTTTTCTATGTAGATATAACATAATTGCAAATATGGAATCATCATCATTTGTAAATCTCCTAAATCTTCCGCCATACTCCCAATCCCACAATTTATTAATTTGTACGGTAATAAGGTCAAGTATGTTTGGCGTTTGGTCAAACAAGTAAGAGTATTTTAAAACTAATTGATAAATTTTCTCGTTGGTCACAGTATGACTTTTAATATAAATACCGTAAAATTGAATTGATAGTATTTTTTTTCAACATTTGGTATGTATTATTAAAATAAAAATGGAAATAAAAATCGCAACCCGTGAAATTTTGGAAAGACCAAATGATTTGGAACTCGGAAAATACGTTAGAGAAAAGTATTGGAATGAGATTAATAACCTTGTAAAAAATTCTGATGAACATGTCAAGTTAGTTGTTGACGATTACGGACATGTCGTTGGTATTGAAGAACGTTCTGACGATGAGTATGATAGTTGTGTTATTTGTGGTGGAAAAACAAGTTATACCAAAAACACACACGTTGATATAAGAAGAGGTTATGTTGATGGTGTTGGACAAACTTGTGACGGTTCTTGTAGAATTTAAAAAATATGATTGATTATAGTTTATCTAAAAAATTAAGTTGTGTGTATCAAAATGCGCACCCATTCCCCTATACGGTAATTGATAATTTTTTACCTGATTATCTTTTG